GGTGTAAGACTCACGGAAGGAGTCTTGATGCCTACTCTCAAGAACGGCAAGTGGAGGATGCCCAAAGACAGCAGCATCCGACAATGGAAGAACACAAGCGAGTTTCCAGACTCGTGGGCAAAGGCAACGGTCGAGTGGCTGTGCGAGTTCTACGGAGTCCCTGCGGTGTCGATCACCATCTGGGACGCGAAGAAGAGGCGCGGCAGCGGTACGGCGTTCCTGACCATGAACAGGGTTCATCTTTCCATCTCTCGGCGCAACTACCGCCGCGACTGGAAATACTGGAACATCTACTGGGATGTCCCGCGCACGGCGAACAGCGCGTGCGAGGCGTTCGTGTTCCTCGCGGCTCACGAGATCGCCCACATCAGTCACGAGGGCAAGACGATCTACCGAACTTGCCAACAGGAGAGTTCGCTCCCGAACAAGCGCGACTGGCGGAACCGCATGGAGTGCCGCATTCAAGACATGGCGCAGAATGCGCTTGATGCCTACCGCGCGGGCGCATACAGGTGTCTCCTCGCGCATCACGCATCGTCCATCAGACGAGAAGCGGCGGCAAAGACCGCAAAGGCGGAGATGAAGCAAAGGGCAAGCACGGCAGAGGCTCGTGTACTCGCGCTGGAATCTCGCGTCGAGGTCTGGGACGCAAAGAAGCGCAGAGCGGAGAACGCGATCAAGAAACTACGCAGGAGCATCTCGGGAATACTGGCGGCGCAGAAGCGTGCCGCATTGAAAGCGGGCGCGAAGCCGCTATAGTGTACCGAATGCGGAATATCTTGTCGGATCATGTCACGGTTGCCGACCTCGCGCGTATCTACGGGGTCACGCCTCGGCGCATCAGGGCAATCGCTGCAAACAGAAGCATCGAAGGCGAACGGGTTGGGCGCACGCTCGTCTTCAAGAAGAATCAGGTCGCCCAGTTCAGACCGCTTCCATGCGGTCATCGCGCTACGGGGCGCGGGTAAGGAATGAGACGGAATGGTCATCTCCCCACAGCAACTCGCTGATCGCAACAAGGGCATCGGCTCGTCGGACGCTGCGGCGATCCTCGGGTTGTCGTCGTACAAGACCCCCTACGACATCTGGCTCCAGAAGACTGGTCGCGTCGATGGCGGCGGTGCAGGCGAAGCCGCGTGGATCGGCACGATGCTTGAGAAGGCTGTCCTCGACATGGCGGCGGTCAAGATCGGCAAGCCTGTCGTCGCGGCTCCAGACCACTCCGATGCGACCTTCGTTGACGGAATCCTCCGCGCGAATGTCGATGGCATGGTCGAGGCGTTTGAGCGCGGTCGTCCCATCGTGGAGTCCAAGACCACGGGTCAACTGAAGGACTGGGGCGATGCCGAAACCGATGGCGTTCCCGACCATGTTCTGGTTCAGGTGACGCATCAAATGATCTGTGCTGGCTCCGACCTCTGCTATGTGGCGCGGCTTGGGGCTGCATTCGGTCTGTCATTCGACATCTTCACCGTGCCTCTCGACCGATCCTTCGCGGAGGAAATCAAGTCGCGCCTTGGCGAGTGGTGGGACAACCATGTCGTGAAGGACACTCCGCCCGAGATCGTTGATGGTCAGGTTCCTTCGTTCGACCTTCTCCGCGCACGCAAGCGCGATGACGGGGTGATCGCGGAACTGCCAGAGGAACTGGTGATGCACGAGCGGGCTGCAAAGCAGCGGCTCGACGCTGCGGAGCAGGACTACGCGAACGCGAAGTCTCTGCTGGTCGCCGCGATGGGCGATGCGCCCGTAGGCATCGGAGCGGGAGTCCGCATCACGGTCAGTCAGGTCAGCCGCAACGGGTTCGATACCGACAAGTGGAAGTTGGAGAACCCAGAGGCGGCGAAGAGGTACGCCAAGACGACCTCGTACTCCAAGATCGACATCCGCGATGTCGGTCGAGTCATCAGGTCGCGCTGATCCATTCACTCGCGGGCGGGCGCACGGACGCGCCTGTCAACCTTCTGTACGCGCAGCCCTTGACACGAGTCGAGGGCTGTGCTACAATGTGGGCATGAGCAAGCCAAAGCCAGACCATCTCTCCCCGACTGGAAGTCCGTACTGGACTGACGGCAACGGAGTTCCGCATCTCAACTTCGCATGGGCGGAGAGGCACTACGGGACGATGAGCGATGATGCTCTGCGCTGGAACATCGGTGACTGCCGAGCGGCGGTCAAGGCGAATCCAGACAATCCAAAGAACGGGCTGTACGAAGACACCGTTCATGTGATCGCGGGAATCCTGTCTCGCCGTAACAAGGAGAAGGCATGAGCAAGTTCATCTACAGTTCGATGTGGGAGTGGTCGCCATTGGCGGATGCTCTACATTCGTTTGTTGGGATGCCAGTCGTTGGTGAGCAAGGGCGCATTGTGATTCCAACGCTTGACGAGATCGTCAGGGATCGCGAGGAGATGTTCGGCGCAAATCAGTTGCGCGATGGCATCAGACCGCCGCGCCTGATCCAGCCGCCAAGCGGCTTCACCGATCCGTACAAGTGGTGGGTTCTTGCGACCGAGACGGTCATCAGGGACAAGGACACGGACGCGGAGTTCGTGTCGCGCGGAGTCATGGAGGCGTTGCGTGAGCATGACGCGCCGACCTACTTCGTGAGTAACGAGATGATCGACGCGATGGAGCGAACCGACTTCGGCAACGCTCCGATGCGAGACATCCAATGGGCGCACGAGGGGATGCTGTTCATGCTCCCCGACCGACAGGACTCGTACTACGGGGCGGTCATGCGAGACCCCAATACGGGGAGCGCGTTCACAACGAAGGTACGCGCTGTCGGCATCGGATTCGCCCGAGTCTGGTCAGAGGTCGAGAAGGGTGACGGTATCGCGGTGTTCATCGTGGACAGCGCGGGGGCTTGCTCTTGGGCTTTGATCCCGTTCATGGACACTTGGCAGGAGGCGATGGACTACATCGGCAAGCGCGACATGGTGGACGACGAGACGCGGAGGAAGTACCCGTGGCAGTCGAAACTGGCGGAGGTCGAGCGCGAGGCTTTGTTCAAGAACTGTTCGCTGATATTCAAGGTTCTCTGCCTCTGGAACTCCGAGCGGTCAGACGGTTCGTCGGAGATCGTCCAGCACGGAGGACGGATCATTCGCGCGGGCAACCCACGGCGAACCGACCGAAAGAGGCACGACCTCTGGAGCGGCATCCTGCTTCGGCTGAACGAGAGCGTTTCCGAGTCTGGCGAGAGCGGGGATGCCAGCGACCCCAAGGTGCGCCGACATTGGCGGCGAGGTCACTTCCGAAACCAGCCTCACGGTGCTGGTCGATCCCTCCGAAGGTCTATCTGGATCAGACCGTACATGGCTGGTTCTCTGTAACCGTCAACGATTGACGGCTTCAAACCGAGGAAGCAGCCTTTCTGCCCGTATTTTACGAGCGGAAAGGCGTTTCCATGCCAAGGACGGTACGGATAGTCGCGATCAGTTGTACCCACGCCCCATTCACCCCGCCAAGCACGGTGAAGTGGCTGTGCGACACCATCTCTGGACTGAAGGGGATCGACTGGTTCGTTCACCTTGGCGATCTGTTTGAGGCTGGTGCTGCAAGCGTCCACGCCAGCAGCGCGGAGTATTCACACACGCTTGAGGACGAGTACCAGTTTGGTCACAACTTCCTCAAGTCGATCCGCGAGTGCCTGCCGAAGAAGGCGCACACGCTGTGCCACCTTGGGAACCACGACGACAACATCCTGACCCAAGACCCGCGCCGAGTCCCCTCGCAGTTGCGCTCACTCGTTGACTGGCGCAAGCACGAGAAGTACGGCAAGGAGTTCAGCCGATGGGTATGGAAGCCCTATGTCAAGGGCAGGGATGGGGTCTCGTCGTTCGGTCAGGTTCGACTCATCCACGGCTTCGACGCTGGAGCAAACAGCGACGAGTTGGAAGGCTTGCAGATCGCAAATCTGTTCGGCGGTGAGGCGAACCAGTTGGTCGTGCGGGGACACACGCATCGTCCGATGGAGGTGACGCAGGCGAAGAGGACGGCGCGAATACCGCTGCCGTACTGGTACGCCAATGTCGGCACAGCCGGTCCGCTGCAACCGACTTGGATGATGCGAAAGGACACAAGCCAATGGGGAACCGCGCTGATCGTCATCGACGCGGTTGTTGACTACCGCCCCGCAGGAGGACGGCAATGGGACGCTCGACTCGTAAGAATGCCATAAAGGACAGGATGCGCGTCATCCTGAACGGGAAGCGTTGGTTCATCTGGTTCGTGCGTTCAAGGGAGATTCCCTCCGACCGCTACGGCGACTGTGGCTATTCGGGTTCGACTCCGATCATCCGAGTCCGCCGTGCGCTGCAAGGTCGCATGGCGTTGAATGTGCTGATCCACGAGGTGTTGCACGCCTCGCGTCCCGAACTGGCGGAAGAGGCTGTCACCGAGACCGCCAACGACATAGAGAAGGTGCTGTGGCGGCGCGGCTACAGGTTGATCCCAAAAGAAAGTTCAGAAAAATCTCCCGATTGACCGATACACCACTTGACAGGAGTGTAGTGCCTGCTATGATGCGCGTGTCGATCAAGGGGATCGACTCAACTTCAGGAGACGAGCAATGACGATCAACTTCCAGCACACTCTGAAGAACGGCATGACGGTCAGCATCACCGCGACCGTCTGTGACGGATCGGTCGCTGACTACAGCGCGACCGCGAAGGTCGAGAAGAACGGTGTCGAGCGCGAGGTTCTCCTCGCGGAGCGCGGCAGCGCGTTCGACCGAGAGTTCATTCCCGCCATCGCCAATCGCATGAGCGCGGTGACGGTCGCGGAGTGCGACGACGACGAAGACGACTTCTCTCCCGACTGGGAGTGAGGTCGCCGCGACTGGGCAGAGTCGCGAACGAACCCCCTAGACCACGGGCTGGCTGCTCGTCTCGCCCGTTGGTCGCCCCTCCCGTCAGCCGCTTGCGAAGCGGGAGGGGTCTTTGAACTACATTCGGCATCCATGTGCCGTCAGGAAGGAACCATGTCAGGAAACCCAAGCATCGTCGCGATTGCGGGCAAGCGAGTGGATCGTGCGGAGTTCATCCGCTCGTTTCGGCAGCGCGGCATGAACCTCATCATCGAATCAGCGCACAAGGCTCCGCCGTCGAACACGATTCCAGAGATCGTCGGCGGGCTTGACCGAGCCAAGACCATGCTGTGCATGGTTCACGCCGTGGACACGGGCGCGTCGAGCGCGACCATCGCGCTGGAGGTGAATGGCGACGAGATGGAGGTCGCCGTCCCCAAGAACCTTGAGCGCGAGGTCGAACTGGCTTTCCGCTACAACTGGGTCAAGCAACTGGAACCCGCATGAAGGCGGGAGGCTTGAGGGCGCACGATGCGTCCAAGTCAACTTCGGAACTTGGTAGGTGGGCGGGTCGCCGCAAGCCTCCCATGTAATGGGCGGGCGCATCCTTGCGCCCTTACGGAACCGCAACCTGATCGTACTGTCGGGTTGCTCAACAACGGAGATTCAATGGCTGGATACGAACACAAAGAGAACAGCGGGTCGCTCTTCCGCAACGACCGCAAGGAGAAGGAGACGCATCCCGACTACAAGGGAGCGTGCCTCGTCAACGGCGTGAAGATGGAGATCGCCGCGTGGATCAAGGAGCGCAACGATGGCTCCAAGTTCATGTCGCTTCGCTTTGAGGAGCCGCGTGAACGAACCGCCGCGCCGAAGAAGCCAGCCGACGAGATGGACAGCGACATCCCGTTCTGAATCACTTCAGGACTGCGGATGACTTGAGACTCCCGCGCTGGTCGCGGGAGTTTTCTTTCTCGCGGGCGATTGCGAGTTCGGCGTTCATCAGGCTGATGGTGTTGGCGACAGCCTGCGCGAGTTGCGGCGGGATGGGCTTGCCAGCATCGGCAAGTCGCTTGAACCGTTCGATGTCGTCCTGTGGCATGGAGGCGCAGATTAGCGAGACGGCTTCACCGAAGACCGCAAACACCTCTGACGGGTACATGAGCGCGTTTGTCTCATGCTGACCGATGACGATTCTCACGAGAAGTGCGTCGATCATGCCGCGATCATGTTGGATCGTCAATGTAACAAAGCCGCTTGCGTTGTGAGCAAGCCGTTCGTTTGTGCCGATGTTGTCGATTGTTGTGTATGCCATCCTTGGCGTACATGAATGTCGGCGTGAACATGGGTGCGACTTCAATAAACCGTAAGTGCTTGCAGTACGATATCCGCTATGGTCGATGATGCAATGCTCCGCGACTTATGTAAGGCTTGCGAAGTCAAGGGGGTCTTGACTGGTGGCATCCTCTATTTCGTTGACGGCATGGATCACGCCATCGTCGGAGTAGGCGTTCGCTCTGGAAGACCATGCGTGGTGTATGACAGGGCGAAGGTCATGGACACCCTGATGGGGTCTGGGGAAATGACCTACTGCGAGGCAGAACAGGTCATGGCAAGCAAGATCGAAGGTGTCAGCGTTGGCAAAAGCACCCCGATCTTCATCGTGCCGTGTGAGGCAAGGCACATTCACATGGCGACAGAATGCCGAATCCCCGATCAGGATTAGGCAAGAACCCGATTGATGCGTGTTACCATCCGAAAAACCGCCATGCAACGCCGCGCGATCATTGTCATTTGGATACTGGCACTCGTTCTTATGACGCTTGGAGCGTGCAAGAGCGCGACCCAGCAGATTGCTTCGTCGGCGGAGGACATCAGGGCGCACTCCAACTACATCGCTGATGCCACGAAGCAGACCAGAGACCTAGCGGAAGTAAGTGGAAACAGGTTCAGGGGCATCGGGGCAGAAGCGCGGGCGGAAGCCCCAGACATCCAGAAGATCGAAGCCGAGGCTGTTGCAGGCGAGGCGGAGCAGGAGCAGATCGTCGTCAACTCCGATTCGATCATCGACAGGCACTACGAGATCATTGAGGCTGTTGGGGAGGTTGCAAAGTCCCTGACGGGGGTTCAGGACATCACGCCGTGGTGGGCGAAGACCATCGCTTACGGTCTTCTGGCTTTGAGCGTTATAGGAATCTGCTTCATCCTGTGGTACACAGGTGTCGGAGCGTTCCTGCGTGGCGTTCTTGGTCTGGTCACGCCCCGCGCCCGCAAGGAAGCGGAGATCGCTGCGGCGGCAATGGACACCAGCGACCCGACGACAATGCGCGAGTTCGTGGCTGCAAAGCGCGGACTTGACCCAGAGTTTGACCGCGCATTCAGGAAAGTTTGGAAGCAGCACCGCGAAGCGGCGGCGGAGCAGCCTCCCGTGTCACAGCCAGCCGCGTCAGAGACAACGGAGACCACATGATCCTTGCGTCTATCGAATCGTTCCTTGGCGGAATCTGGTTTGCAGCCCTTGTCGGCGTGGCTTGCTACATCGCTGGAAGCGTGTTCCCGATCAGCAGCCTGCTGTCGAAGTTCACCAAGAAGTGATCTGGTGTTCGCGCTGCCAGCCGACAGTCGGCATGGAGACCCAAGGATGGAGATTTTCACGCCTGCAACTGTCGCCCTGTGGGGGACGCTTGGAACGACGATGACTTCGCTTGGTGTTGTTCTGGCGGACAAGTCGCAAAAGGTTCTGGCGGAAAGCACCTTCACGGAGACGACCCTTGTCCCTGTCGGCATGATGCTGGCAGGGATTGCTGTGACAGCGGCTTTGGTCTGGAAGGTCGCCAACCAGAAGCACACCGTCGAACTCAACATGAAGGACTTGGAGAATCGGATCAGACGCTTGGAGGATGAGTTGAAGAGCGTCGAGACCGAGTTGGACGACAAGCAGGACAAGCAACATCACCGAAAGTGACGATTGGTCTGCATGGTCGTGGGGCGATTGCCCGCCGTGTATTACAGTACGCGGGTAAGCAGGAGCATCTATGCCAAAGAACACCCCATCCATCGTCCTGTCGCGTACAGACTCCGCCGTGCAAATCCTGTTTGGGGGCTTCGACACCTCCATCGACCCAGTTCTCGTTGAGCGACGAGCCGTTGGTGGATCGTCTTGGACGGTGGTTGCTACTCCATCGGACGGGGATGGCGAGGTCTTGGACGACTCCATCATCGACGGCGTGAACTACGAGTATCGCGCGACCGCAGGAGGGCAGAGCGCGATGGCGGCTACCGCCACCGAGCAGGAGCCGAAGCGGAAGCGCAAGGAGAAGCAGGCGGATGCGGTCGAACAGGCGATTGTTCCAGTCATGCAGCCCGTGATCTTTGACCCGTGGGGTCTGCTGGCTGACATCTCCGAGTACGACCCGCAGGCTGTGTTCATGGTTCCAAAGAATGACAAGTAGTCGATCCATCCTCTACGGACCGGATGGCGAGAAACTAGACATTCACGCCTCCATGAACGGTACTGCCCACGAGCGCAAGGTCGCGGGTGGTCGCATCATGCGTGCGTACCAGAACTTCGTTTCCAGCATCTATGGGATCAGAACTGACCCGATTCGTCGCGCCACCGACCCATTCAGCAATCACGCTTGGGTCTACGCCGCAGCGATGGTTCGCGCCATCAACATCTCTCAAGCACCGTTTCTGGTGTACCAAGAGACATCGGACACCATCAGGCAGCGTCAGGAGAAGTTGGTTGGCAAGGGACTGCCTCCCGAGCCGCCACGAGCCAAGAATGGTCGTCGCGCCATCCACCGCCACTTGTCCAAGGCGGGCAACGCGCAACGGTTCACGGGCGCGAAGTTCAAGGGTGCAGAGCCAATCCTAGCGCATCCCCTGATGGACACGATGCTGCGTGCGAATCCCCACATGACAGGGGCGCAACTGTGGCAGGCGACCGAACTGTTCATGGCTCTGCGCGGAGAGTGCTTCTGGATTCTCGCCAAGGATGGTGCGGGACGGCTGCAATCTCGTGGTGAGTTTCCAGAGGAGATTTACCCGATCAGCCCCGATCTGATGGAGGCGGAGGTCGAGGGTGGTCGCTTGGTCGCGTGGAGGTACAAGCAGGGCGGCGTGCGGTCGGACAAGATTCCTGCGCCCGTGATCGGAGACCAGACTGGCGACATCATGCTGTTGCCGTGGGAGGTCATTCACTACCGCTACATCAACCCAGACGACTCGCTGCGAGGCTACTCGCCGCTGATTCCTGTGGCTTCGTCAATCGCCAGCGACATGACGGCGAAGACGCACAACATGAGCGTGCTGAAGAACGGAGCCAACCCGGGCGGAATCCTCATCGACAAGAACGCCGTCGAGCCGTGGTCAGCCGACGAGGAGAAGGAGTTCCTTGAGCGGTGGCAGCAGCGTCATGGCGGTGCAGGCAACCGTGGCGAACTCGCCATCCTGACCGGCGGTCTTGAGTACATCCCGACTGGGATGTCCCCCCGCGACATGGAGTACCTCGACTCCATGCGCTACAACCGCGAGGAAGTCTTCGCGACGATGCGCGTTCCCAAGACGGTTGTCGGCATCACGGACACCGTGAACTACGCGACCCAACTTGGTCAGGATGCGAACCTGTGGGACAAGTGCTTGCTGCCCGAGGTGCGCTACTTTGAGGATGTCATCGACGGGACGCTCCTGTTCAGGGAGCCTGACTCCGTGTTTGCCGCGTTCGACCTGTCTGGCGTGGAGGCTCTGCGGTCGAGCCTCGCGGACAAGATCAACATGGTCAACACGCTGACGGCGGCGAACATCCACATGAGTCCGAAGGAGGCGTTCACCCTCGTTGGTCTGGAGGTTCCAGAGTACGAGGGCAACGACAAGGCGTTCGTCGGGCCGGGTATGACCGTCAGCCAAGCCCTTCAGGGAGGCGGACAGCCATCCGAAGCCCCGCCCCCGCCCGCGCCCGCGCCCGCGCCCGCGACTGCACCAGCGCAGGATGCGACTCCTATTCAAGACATTCCAGATGCTCCCGCTGCTCCCGCCCCGACCATCGCATCCCTCAAGCGGCTTCGTGGATCGGACTACTGGAATCTCGCCAACAGGCGACTGTATTCGCGGATGGAGCCACGGCTTTCCCGCGCGTGGCGAGGCTTCGTCCGCCAAGTCAGGGACTCCTTCATGGAGTCTTTCGACGGCAAGGCTCGTGATGTGGAGAAGCGTCTCAAGGCTGTCGAGATCGACGGCTTGACCGCCCCAGACGCGGTTTCAGCGATCCTCCCAGCGCGTGATGTCCTTGGAAGGATGATTGAGACGCAGTTCAGGCAACCGCTGATGGCGAACCTGATGGATGTGTTCAACTTCACCACGGACATCGACTTCCGTGGTGTCGCTAACTTCGCGATTGACGATCCCCGACTGATGTCGTGGTTCGACAAGGTTGACGACCGCCTTGCAGACACCGCCGCCGTCACGCTCCAGCAGAACATCCGCAATGCGGTTCGCGTTGGGATGGAGCAGGGCGAGTCGCTGATGCAAATCAGGCAGCGCGTGAGTCAGGTCTTCAGGGTCTCCGAGAGCGATGCCAAGGCTCTGACCGTGGCGCGGACGGAGAGCGGGGCGTTCCTGAACAACTCGCGCCAGATCATGCACCAAGCGCAGGGCTTCACGGTCTACGAGTGGTCTACGGCGCAGGATGAACTCGTGCGCGACAGTCACGCGATGTTTGGGCGGATGCCTCCGCGCAAGTTTGGGCAGCAGTATGCACCGGGTCTTCGGTTCCCGCACGACCCAATGTGCATGGACGCAAGCGAAGTCGTCAACTGCCGCTGTATGCTTATCCCAGTTGAATAAGGATGGCAGGGATGCTCGACCAAATCACAGAACTCAAGTCCGCAGAAGTTATCGACACACCAGAAGGTGTCGAGCGGTTCCTTGCCGAACTCAAGAACGCGGTAAGCGAAAACGGAGACACCTCCGTAATGCAGACCGCTGACGGTCGTCTTTGCGTCACGAAGCAGAACCCCGCTACCGCGATGTCTGATCCGATGAGTGCGCCCTCGCGTGAGCGCATTCAGCAGATGGTCGCGGAGCGGGGAATGCCTTGGGACGAGAAGTACGCCGAGCGCGTCATTCCGTGGTGGGCTTCGGATGAGCGCGTTGACCGTCAGGGCGACATCGTTCTCCAGAACTGGAAGTTCGATGACTACCAGAACAACCCCTTGATGCTGTACGCGCATCGGTGGGACGATCCGCCGATTGGCACGGTTCTGAACTGGGAGGTCATGCCGCGAACGAGCCGCGCCTACAACGGTCGAAGCCTTCGCCTGATGCCCCTGTTCGCGACCAAGGATCAGTACGAGTGGGCTGACACGATCTTCCGACTCGCCAAGGCGCGGTTCCTGCGGACTGGCTCCGTTGGGTTCTATTCGGACAACATCATTCAGGTTCGCGACCCCAACGAGCGGATGCGTATGGGGCTTGGCAACATGGGCGTGATCTACGACAGAAACAACCTGATTGAGTGGACGGTGGCTCCCGTGCCTGCAAATCAGGGTGCGCTCCAGAGCCTTTCGCTCGTGGCACGCAAGGGTCTGCTGAAGGGCGACGACCTCCCTGTCGTCACGGACATCTTCAAGTCGTCCGTGAAGCGCGGGGTTGGAGACGCGGAGAAGATTCGCGACATTGAGAAGGCGGTCGGAAACTACTGGAACCGCCTCTTCCCAGCGACCAAAACGGTGTCAACCGTTGACACGAAGGCACTCCCGCAGTCGTACCGAGAGGCTGACGGCTCCCAGCGGTGCGAGAACTGCGCCTCCTACGAGCCTGACTCGACCGATGAGAAGATGGGCGTGTGCAGGCAGTACAGCGCAACTTGCCGAGCCAACATGACTTGCAACTCGTGGAAGGCGAAGATGCCTGTTGAGATTACGAAGGAAGGCGTTGCTGTTGCTGTTCCAGCACCCGCTGTCGCTCCAGTTGTATCTATGCCTGTTGCTGACTCTGGAAGTGGCATTACTGGTACTACTTCTGGAGGTCGCACAACTGGCGGAGCGTCAAGTCCAGTTGACAATCAGCGTCCCGAGGCTGTTCCGCAGCGATGGGACGATGCGATGGACTTCATCAAGTCGCGCTACGAGGATCATCAGGCGGCTGTCGGAAACGATCCGCGCAAGCAAACCACGGAAGGCAAGTTGCAACAGGTGTTCGCGCGTGGCGTGAATGCTTGGGACGATGCCAACGAGGAGCAGCGCGGAGGTCTGACTGGCGAGGACTGGGGCTACTC